CTTAAGAGCGGTTTTAACGCAACGTAACTTTAAAAGGATACAACATGCTCGATAATCAATTTCAGCGTGTGCTTCGATCGATCTACGACGAGCTGGGTACGCCGTTAGCTCAAAAGGCTAAAGCGTTACTCGACGACGGCAACTTAAGGGGTCTCTTCGCCTTGAAGATAGACCCGCGTGACTATCATGATTCTGAATCGTTCTGGCTTGACAACCAGACTGTTGACCTGGTGCGCAAGCTCCAGGTTCCGGGTAACCGTGCAGAATTAGATAGGGCAGCCCTGGACACATTCTTCGAATGCGAAAGGGGTTGCCACCTTACGAATATAAGACTTAATAAATTTCTCTTGCGTGTGTATGACACACCAGAGGATCTAGTCATCAACGATTTTGTTGGTCGCTGTAGATCATTTATTAAGAAGGTACTGGGGCCTTTGCCCTCGTATTTGGTCCCAAAATTCGGAAAAGGTTCTACGTATAATGATAGGGGTAACCTTATTACTGTGCCTGATAAAATGTCTTCCATTCTTACCAGTACGCATCTAGCTCTTGCTTACCGTGCATTCGTTGACATGAGTGCCTGGGGCCGGAGCCATTATGATGACGTCAGTAGACAAACTTTTTCTTTCTTCGATCCTGAGATCGTCCGTGGAAACCGCTTCACAACGGTGGAAAAGGATAACTCGAAACGGAGAGGGATATGCATTGAGCCAAAACTTAATGTCTGTCTTCAATTACCCATTGGTCTCCATATTAAGCAGCGCCTAAAGAACGTTTGTTTAATTGATCTGTGGCGTAATCAGGAAAAGCATCGAGAGTGGGCGTGTTCAGCATCCCGGACGGGATCGCACGCTACTATTGATCTGTCTAATGCTAGTGACACAATCAGTAAAGAGCTTGTCAAACTCCTCCTTCCAGCTTGCTGGTGGGAATTACTGAACGATTTGCGTTCTCCCTACACCTTACTACCAGATGGAAAGTGGTGTAGATTAGAGAAATTTAGCTCCATGGGCAACGGTTTCACATTTGAACTTGAGACTCTGATATTTGCATCAATCTTGCACGCCCTCGGGTGTGAAGTTGGTGTAGATACGCTCGTCTACGGTGATGATATGATCGTGCCTAAGGATAAAGCTAATGCAGCCATCTGCGCGCTCCGATTCTTCGGGTTCACACCCAACGAAAAGAAGACGTTTATTGATGGCCCCTTTAGGGAATCTTGTGGGGGTGACTACTTTAACGGTGTGAACGTACGTTCACATTTTATAGAGGAATTACCTACTGAGCCGGTGCATTGGTTTGCTCTGCTCAACGGTTTACTGCGCTCCTCACGGGGGGCAGATAGCCGCGAATATAGATTCTATACTTCTCGAAAGAGAATACTGGACTGTATTCCCACTAAACTAAGACGTCTTACAGGCCCCGAAATATTTGGGGACTCTGTGATCCATTCTGATGACTTCAGCTTGGATTGGGAGCTATACGAAGGTGAATACACCGGACTTGCTCGGTTGAAGGGTCTTATCCCTTATACCCCAATCATCTCTTACCGCGAGGGAGGATGGTTGCCAGACGTTCAATTAGCATGTGCCCTATATGGGTGCTCCAGTGATGGAGTGTCCGAACGAGATACAATACTCGGTTATAGGGTTGGTTGGCTGTACTACAGTTAGCCTTAGAATGGTTTCTAGCTTTCCTTTCATAAGCTAGTGGTTGGTCATTATGACTATAAA